AGAGCAAAAATTAAGACATGTAAGTTTGACTGTTGGGACTGCAATTATTGTGAAGCGGTAGTGCAATCACATATGAAAAAACAAGATTTAATTGTGCACCCACAGGTAGAAACATGTATAGAAGCATTTACAAACTCTGGCAAATATCTTTCAAACCATAGGACATATGATCCTAATGACCCTACTTCATATTACAATGTGCCTGGTCTAACATCTGCTAGAGTAAGACACTTTTTAAACAACCTTTGCTCCCAAGAGGGTGCAGTATATCTTGAGGTTGGTGTGTATGCAGGATCTACATTTTGTGCTGCAGTGCAAAATAATGATATGGTTGCTGCATATGCAAATGATAACTGGTCACAACCTGACTTGCAACCAGCTAGAGAAGATATAACTTTAGCATTAGGAGAAGTTAGTGTAGATACTTTTGTAAGAAATCTACAAGAGAACATTACTACGGAGTCATTAGATTTTGATATACAAGTTTTGAAAGGTGATAGTTCTGGTCTTAGTAAAAAAGATTTTAAGCATAATGTCAATGTAATATTTTATGATGGAGATAACTCAGAACAAAAAATGAGAGAGTTTTTTATCAATATGCTTGACTTTACAGAAGATGTATTTACTTTAGTTATTGATGATGCAAACATAGAAGAAAACGTTGCTATCACTAAAAGGTTTGTAGATGCAATAGGATTAAAAGTTCTATATGAAAGAGAATTATTAAACGATCAAGAGGATCCTGATATGTGGTGGAATGGTTTGTATGTAACTGTCTTGTCAAAATCAGGTATTTGATTACAAAAAAACAGAAAAAATTTTTTGGGTAATTTTTCCCTATAAGGTTTTTCGTCTAAATAAGAATGTGGAATAGTATTAATAGAGTATGTCACAGATAAATGTAGCGACAGGATCAATCAGTTCGCAATTAAGACTACCTCAATACAATGGAGAATCAAACTATCCTAGTGGATTAGGAGCGTCTGATGCAGGGGTTACTATTTTTGATACTAGTGCAAAACAAATTGCATTCTGGGACGGATCAGAATGGAGAAGAACTGTAAGTGTTGGACAAGAAGACGGTCTTACTGCGAATACAGCAATTGTTAACTTTGCTAGTTGGGCAACAACAAATCCTAGTTCTGGTCAATATTGGATCTCGCCAAGTAATGGAGTTGCAGCAGAAAGAGTATATGTAGATACTAATGGAAGTGGATCATATACAGGTATTACAGATCCTGGTATATGGGTAAGAATTAGATATGATAGATCATACTACAATCGTAGTGATGCTTGGAGAGGTCAAAGTGGTTTGACTAACCCAGCTAATGAAAGCACTACTGCGTTTAGTGGATTGTTTGGTTTTGAGCAAGCAGAAACATGGATTGCAGGAATGCTTGCGGTATCTAGTGAGGTAAGACAAACCTTTGAATCATGGGGTTATGGTTCTGTGGGTTGGACTTATCAAGGAAGCAATGCATATATGGAAGGTAGAGGATTTGATGGAATAAATTACACTCGTTGGGGTGGAAATGGTGGAACTCACACTGGTGTTAGTGGTGGAAGACTATCTGGTATGTCTCATAGTACTTCTAGTATTAATGGTCCTTGGAATAACCCAACTTCAAACCAAACTGACCAAACAGACATAAACGATAGCACTTGGCGTTATGGTCGTTTTTACTTTAGATACACAGGAGTAAATAGCACAAGACCTCTACCAATCAAAGGAGTATATAACGCTGACGTTGATGGTAGTTCTGAACAAAGATACTTCCCATTCCGTGATGCAGCGGGTGGATGGAGTGGAAATGGAGAAAGTAACACATATATCAAAGTAGCATAATCTGTGCTATACTAATATTAAAGACAATTTTATTATGACTTGTGAAAATTTCATATTGGAGATACCTAATGCTTTTAGTGCGGATTGGTGTAATGATATGATCAAGACCTTTAACGAGCATCCTGAGATGCATAAAGTTGGAGGTTTTTCTGACATTCATGGTAATTTAAAATCAGATAATACTAGAAAAAAAGATACGGAAATAGGATTTGATCCTTCTTATGAAAAGAATGAGGTGTGGGGAGATAAAGTATGCTTTCTTGTAGATGAGATGGCAAAATATATTAATGTATACATTGATAAGTATTCATTTCTAGATAACGTATCAGATAATACGAATGGGTTGGCAGGAATATCACCAATGCTTATTGAAGCAGATTTCAATATGCAAAAGTTTGAACCTAATGAGGGATTCTTTCAATGGCATACTGAGACAGTATCTGATAGAAATTCTTATAGACAAATAGTGTGGTCAATATATTTGAATACTATAAAAGAAAAAGGTGGAACTGAATTTAAGTTTCAGAACTATAGATGTGCAGCAGAACAAGGTAAAGTAGTAATCTGGCCAGCGGGTTGGACGCACTTCCATAAGTCAGAAGTTGCACCTAAAGAAAGTAAATATATAATAACAGGGTGGGTCATGTATCGACAAACTGGTGGATCTATAGGGGTTCAACAGGGATCCATGAACGAACCACCACCGTTTATCCAAATGGGATAAATAATACACTTATCATTTTTAACTATGGACGCTTCCCAAATGGTCAAAGAATTTACTGACCAACTGAAAGAACAAAAGGCAACAATCGTTGAACTGGAAAAACAACTTGGCACTCGTAAAGAACAAGTGTTGAGATTGGAGGGTGCAATTGAAGCACTTAACATGACACTTAAGAAACCAGAAGAAGATGCCACTAAAGAAGTCAAGTGAACAAAGACAACAAGAACATGTAAACTCTAGGCAGTTTCATATTAAATTTAATGGAACTGCAGAGACATGCCCGTATAAAACGGGAGAACTTTATGATGGTAGAACAATTATATCAATTGGATTTACCACTAATGTTTACGGACACTCCTATCATTTAATTGTAGAAAGAGATAGAACACACCTAAGAACTAAGTTTGTGTTTGATGAAAAACACGATATAAAATTTTGCAAACCTGTAGAAAGAATGGACAAACAGGTAAGCGAAGTTGATGTTCAGAAACTATTAGCAAAGGCAGGGGACGGTAATACATAAATATATCTGAAGGACTTATTGAACCAACGGATGAAGAAGGTAATAGTAAGGATCAACGATAACTATAGTATAGATCAAGCATGTGCAGCGATCTTGAATTTATATGGTTACTTATCCTTTGTAGAACAATTTAGAACATTTAAAATTATTACCTTTGATTGCCCTGCAGCGTATCAAAGTAATCAACTTGTTAAATTAAAAGCATTGAATGTGGTGAAGAATGCCACATGGGATAAGGAAGTATATTCTGGAGATCCAATGCCAACTGAGGCAACTACCTATGTAGAGACATCTGGTTCTGCATCTCTTAATACTGACGGAGAAACAACAGCAACAAGCAATACAAGAAATATTACAACAAGTGGAAGTGGAACAATATATGTAAAAGTTCAGAATATAAGTGGTAGCGATTACTTTGTGTTCTCACAAACATCTGGTGGATCGTATTCTAGATATTATAACTATGGTGGTTTCATGCAAGGTGGAACCTATACGTTTGATCAGAGTGATTCTTCAAACAATGGTCATCCGTTTAGATTCTCAGAGACACAAGATGGAACACATACTACAGGTGGCACAGGAGATTTAACATCTGGAGTTGCTGTAGCAGGAACACCTGGCACAGATGGAACAACAACATTAACTGTCAGTTCGTCTACACCATCTATCCTGTACTATTATTGTGCAACTCATCCTGGTATGGGACGATATACTGCAAGTCCAGATAGGTATGGAACTATAAACATACATGATTTGTGGCATCTAGATAGAATTACAAAGCAAGATAGGCAATATTTAAACAGACAGTTTAGTCAAAGCACCAACGCTGATGGAGATGGCGTAGACATTTATATCATTGACTCTGGTGTTCGTGGTGCAAGTAGACCTACAGGTAACAACGCAGCACTACATCCAGAACTATATGATCCTGACTTTGTTAGTGACCTCAACGGAACTGCTGAACAACAAAACTATAGAGTGTTTCAGTTAGGTCATTTTGCGGGTGCTTATGGAAGCAACAATGAAGATGATGCGGGTCATGGAACTCAATGTGCTGTTCTTGCAGCTGGTAGAACAGCTGGAATAGCAAAAGACGCAAAGATATATGCACTTAAGGCATTTAATAGCTCAGTAAGTGGTTCTTATGCTGCAATACTATCAGCATATCAAGCAGTTATAGATCATAACGATAACACTGATGCTAATTACAAAGGTAATAATCGTCCAGCTGTTATCAATTCATCTTTCGGTCCTACAATTCCTACAGCAAACAACCCTAACATTGAATTAAATGATGCGGGAGATGATGCGGGTGTTGATGAAGAGATGCTAGATGATATTGAAGGAACTATAGCTAGCACAAAAAATCTTATTATTGTTAGATCTGCGGGTAATGGATTTAAAAATTCTAGTGATGTAACTGCAGGACCTTGCCAAACTAAAATAATAGCGGGTGCAAGAACAGCAGGATACCCAGATAATACTAATGGTGGTATCAATAATGTAGATGCAGACCAAAACAAAATTACAGTTGGTGCTACATCTTATAATGATAGATGGGCGTTTTTCTCTAACTATGGATCAGGTTGTACGACAGTAGCACCTGGTGAAAAAATAACACTTCCTGCTTATGACTGGACTGCTAATACACCATATACAAGCACAACAAATTACAGCACTATAGATGGAACATCATTTTCAGCACCTATTGTCTGTGGTATTATAGCATCGTGGTGTGGTAAGAATGGATATACTTTAACTACAAATAATTTACCTGGTTTAGCAAAACAATTTATTAGAACAACTGGTTCAGCTGGTGACATTAGAACAGGAACACATGGGAACTATCCCATAAACAGCATAGTAGATAAGAAACTTATAGACAATCCATATGTCACTTTATCAGGAAATAGCTTTGTAGAGATCAAGTTCAACCCAGCTGATGCTTCACATTTCTTAGGAAACGTGGGTAAGAAGGTTCAGTTAAGGACTACTGGATCTACAGCAGGAGCAGGATCTTCTACACCAACAACATTTAATCTTACAACCACTGCACCAAACTCTAGTGTATATACTCTTAATGGAACTGATAGGAATGGTTCTGTTAGTGGTAGCAACATAGGAGTTACAGTTTATGTTGGAGATACAATCAACTTTAACTTAAGTAACGTATCAAGTATTCACCCATTCTATATCAGAGTAGCAAGTCAAGGTAGTAACGTAACAACTCCAACTGCTAGTGGTCAAGGTTCTACAGGTAATGCAACAGTATCTTGGACTCCAGCTGCAGCGGGAACTTTTTATTATCAATGTAGTATCCATCCTGGTATGATAGGATCTATAACAGTTCAGTCTGCACCTGGCGGTAGTGGTGCTGTTGTAGTTGGCGGTATAAACATGTCAACATTATCTCAGTCTGGATGGTTAAACATACAAGCGGAGAGTGGTGTTAATAACAGTATTACAGTTCAAGCACCAAATAATGCTACTGCAGGAACAACTGGTGGTGGAACAAATAACTATCTCGCACTGATTAATTCAGAAGGAAAAACACATGAAAGTTATGATGGTGTAGTATCTACATCAACATCTTTGACCTCTTCTACAGACACACAAGAAGCAGCAAATCAAAGTTCTGCTGTCGCATATTATCCAGTAGACACAGGTGTTGACTTTAATTACAATGGTAGTGGTGCAAGTCTGACAACATCGAGAGGTGCGTTCTATCCTTTCATAGACACCAATGTAACTTGGACTACAAGTGGTGGTGCTCTAACAGGACAACCATACGATAATGGTGATACTGTAAATCTAGATCTTGGTCTATCAGGAACTACATTTGCAAACGAACCAACCTTTGAAGCATATACATTGAGTGGTGATTCTATTGGTGCTACAGGTTTGACGTTTGACACAGCAACAGGTAATTTATCTGGAACTGTTACTTCAGATTATGTTGATACAACATACAATTTTGCAGTCACAGAAAATGTAACAGGTAATCTTAGAAGTTATAATTTTACTACAAGAGGAACAGGTGTTTTAGTTACTATTACACAACAACCAAGTAGTGGTAGTGTAGAAGCGGGATCTGGTGGAACAGTCAGTTTCGGTCCTGTTGCGGGTATTAGTTCTGACGGATCTACTATTACATTCCGATGGGAGTTCTCAGTTAATGGTGGTGTGGGTTGGGCAACCGTTACTGATGGTGGTGGATATAGTGGAGCAACTACAAACACATTGACTGTAGATGATGACTTTGCTAAAAACAACTTCCAGTATCGTTGTAAGTTAGAAACTGTCACTTCAGTTCAACCATCTTATACAAATGCAGTCACATTAACAGTATTCAGAAATATTACTGTAGATACACAACCATCCAATTCACAACCTGTTGCTCCTGCTGCAGGATCATTTACTGCAGTTGGTTCTACTTTAGATAGTGCTACTGTTACATATCAATGGCAGAAATCTGAGAACGGTGATGGAGTAAATTACTCTGATATAAGTAGTGCTAACACTACAACATATACAACTGGTTCTACAACTTATGATGACAGTTACGGTGATTACTACCGATGCAAACTAAATGCAACAGGTGCAAGTGAGGTTATCACATCTGCTGCAAGACTGTTTGTACAAAGAACAATTAATATTACATCTCAACCAGTTAATATAACTGGTGCAGTAGGTGGAACATCATCCTTTGGTGTCGCTGCTACCACTTCAGATAATGATGCAGGGGATATTACATACCAGTGGCAAGTATCTATTACAAACGGATCTACATGGTCTAATGTATCTGAAGGAACTGGTGGAACAACTACAACATATACAACACCTACATTAACATCTGCATACGACACATATCAATATCGTTGTTTGCTTTCATGTGCGGGTGCAACCACTACGCCATCTAATGCTGCTACATTACAAGTAGAGACAGTAACAGTTGTTGTATCATCTCAACCATCTGACGCCACAGTTAATGAATCACAGACTGCAACGTTCACTTGTTTAGGTGGAGTGACAATGGCACCTATCGGTGGTAACGCTGCATCATCTTCATTTGAGACAGATCAGTTTGATACTCCTAGTGGTGGAGGAGGTGGTGGTTTTGAAGGACAATCATCCCATGAACCTAGCGTGACATATCAGTGGGAGCAAACTAATAATGGTGATAAGTTTATTACCGTTACAGTTGGAGTAGACACTAATGGAGGACAAGCAACTGGTGTATTCTACTTATTTGGTTTAGAACAAGTTACCCTTGCTGCATATAGAGGACACACATATACTTTTGATCAGTCAGATCCATCCAATGCTAATTACAATAATCAACATCACCCATTGATGCTCAGTACAGGTTCAGATGGAGATCATAATGGTCACGGACATTACAGCACAGGTGTTACCTACAAGTTGGATGGCGTTGCTGTAACTATGATGCAATATGTTAGTGGATTTACATCTGCCACTACTCGTCAAGTAATATGGGATATACCTAGCAATGCAACGGGTTCCATTTATTACTGGTGTCATTTCCATACAGGTCAAGGTGGGGAATTACAAACAGCTGATTCAACTTGGAATACAGTTAGTGGTGCAACCTCCCCATCATATACAACAGGACTCACAACGTTTGCAGATGATCATCAAGACTCATATCGTTGTAAGATAGATGCTGTTGGAGCATCTACATCTGCATATACTAACGATGTTAATCTTACAGTTTTAAGAACATTTTCTATTACTGCACAACCATCAAACGCAACTGCGAACGAAGGTGCAACTGCACAGTTCTCAGCAACTACAAGTTCAAGTAGTGGAACAGTTACATACCAGTGGGAAAGATCTGATGACGGTGGTGCAAACTATAATCCTGTAAGTGGAGCAACAAGTGCAACATACACGACACCAACTCTAGTATTTGCTAATGACAATGCGGATCGTTATAGAGTCGTTGCTTCTCTATTTGGTTCTGCAGCAGATATTACTTCCTCACATGGAGAACTAACAGTTTTACGTGTTATATCAATATCAACACAACCAAATTCTACTGCAGTCATTGAGGGGCAGACTGCCACATTCAATATTGTTGCTTCTATAACAAGTGGAGTATTAGCATATCAGTGGCAGATATCAACTAATGGTGGAGCAGGATGGAACAATATAAATGGTGCAAACTCAGCAACATATACAACTCCTACTACAGTTTATCCAACATCTCCTGCAGAACAATTCCGTTGTGTATTGACAAATGCTAATGCAACTACATTAACATCTAATGCAGCAACGCTGACTGTTAAT